AATTCGCGAATACGAAGAGGAATGTAATAGAAGATATGATAGACAGGATGAGATGATATCAGTAAATAGTAGATGTCCTCTATGTAGAAGTTAATCATCGTAAATCCTTATCCGCCGTGTAGTACGTTTTCCCCTTAGTGGCGAAACTATGGACCGCTTGTGGAGAGGCTCATAGACGATACGAGGTCCCAACTTATTCCGGGGTAATTAAAGAATTGGATTGTGTCTTTAATATGTATGGTTCAGACTACACTAGATTCTTTCATTATATCTGATGTGTACCAAGAAATTGAACTTTCGATACTCCAAAAGATGACTGATGAAGAAGCTCTTCGTGCAGCAGAAGACAAAAAAATTGAATTAATCACCAGTTCCTCAAATACAACTGGTTATTGGAATGTTTCTAAAAGCCAAAAAAAGTTTCGTGTTCAAATAAATCGACAATACGGAATAACAAAAAGTGTGAACGGGTTTCGGTCCCCTATAGCGGCTGCGATTTATATATCTCAAAAAGTGGGAGATCCGATGGTGTGTCGTGCGATTTCTCAAAGTTTTCCTGAAGATTCAGAATCTCAAATACTAATAAACTTGTGTATACCAGCTGGTATCACAAATGGAAACATTTGTGATAGTAAATGGCGTGACAAAAGTAAGACGCTATTCAGTGGTACCAAATCTCGTACAAAAGATCGTAACATTCATGGACGGAATCATGATGAAGTTGAATGGAATTTATGTGAATTTCGAAAATTTATAGCGGATGAACTTAAAAAATTACGATTTGTGTGTAATTATAGTGATTTGAAACTACCCCCTGAAAACGCAAGTATTGAACGAGTCGATGAAAGTAAGGGTTATAGTTCCGCTAATTGCGTATTGATAGATATACACTTTCAAACTGGTTACCGTCAATGGTCACGTGAAAAGGTTCAAAGTATACATTACTTGCGAAAGAAGGAAGTTGACATGGATTTTGGTCCGAAATTTTTCGAAAGGTTAGAAAAGATGGTTAATAGTTGTATCTCCGCTACTAAGAGCAGAAACGAAAAAGGAAGAAATCATTCACCCAGTGAAGTCACTGTAGAAAAACTTATACATGAGTATGTAAAGCAATATGGACGTTGTGAATTATTGATGGTTCCTTTGATGTCAGAAGGTGAATGGCAGATGTCTGTTGAAAGATTAGATGAAAATAAAGGTTATATCGATGGTAATTGGGTTCTCACAGTGTTGGCAACACAAAATGGATATGCACAATGGACAAAAGAATTTGTAGAAAAATTATGGGGACCTTATTCTCATCCCAACCCCCAATTGTCAGTAAGTGAAGAGGATCTGAGCGATAAGTATGACTCGTTTAAAAAACGAAATGGTCACGCGATTTCTATACGAAATCAAGTCTTATGGACTGAAGAAGAACTAAATGTTGTGAAAGAAGTATACAAGAAGTATTGTAACGAACGCTTCTTAAAAAATGGGGTATGGAAAGATATTTTACCTAATCGTACTGCAAAGGCTTGCGGAGAAAAATATAGACTATTAAAACATGATAATTGGACGGAAGAAGAAGATAAAATTATCATTGAAGCAATCAAGGCGTATGGTGATAAAAACGTACCATGGAAGAGAGATGGTATTTTACCACGACTTAATAATCGTTGGAATAATGCTTGTTCATTGAGAAAAAAATATCTTAAAAAACAGTTAGAAGAAGCCCTACCGTAAATCCTTATCCGCCGTGTAGTAGGTTTTCCCCTTAGTGGCGAAACTATGGACCCTAGCATACCCCCACGCTTGTGGAGAGGCTCCCGGACGATGCCCGGTTCTCCACGCAGCGAGTCCCCTGTTGTAGATTGTTTGGACAGTCCTCAGAGGAATCTTAGTAGCCTTAGCAATTTCAGGGAGGGATTTAGCTCCCGGATACATCTTCCTAAATTTTTGGGTGTAGGAGGAAGTCTTTGTCTTCTGTCCCTTGTCCGTTCGGAACTTGGTGTAGTCCCTCTTGAGCATCTTTTTATAACGTGTCTCAACCCCTGTGAGAGTCTCAAGCCCCCTGAAATATTTGAGGGGTGCGTAGATTTTACCCTCAGATTTACGCAACTGTCCAACCTTCTTGGTGATGGCTGCATCGCTGAGAGGCATCTTACCTTTTACTGAGAAATTCTAAATGTACCATCAAATTTATCGGCACACATAGTTCGAGTACCACCTGATATTTTCTCGTTGTGTGTTAAATCTATCACCGTTTTATTTTGAATATCCATATCTTTCATTACGAGATGACTTTTCTTACCTACCGTTGCATCAAGATTATCAATCTTCATATTTTCGATCTGTGCACAACACGCATACCGACCTTTGGGAAGAGAACGTTTAATTTCAACACCCAATTCTATACCAGGATTCATACTTAAGTTCGATACAATTTCACCTTCACACCCTTCTTTAGTATACCTCGTAGTCAGTAGAAGACGAGCCTTTTTGGTAGAAACATTCTTTGGCTCTGGCTTCCCTGAACCACTCCCACTCCCACTAGCGGACACACCCTCCCCTGAACCACTCCCACTCCCACTAGCGGACACACCCTCCCCTGAACCAACCGACGCAGATGGTGTGGGGGGCACTACGGGTGTGGGGGTGCGTGAAGCAGTCGCCTGAACACTCTTCGGTTTCATCATTAGAAATCCTATTGTTATACCGGCGACAATCAATAACAAAAATAAAACTAAAACACCGACGACCTTTGGATTCATCTTACCTTTTCCTGAGATATTTTACCGCCGTCTTTATATCAGGAAATAGGCGGTTCCCCAATTTTACGCGACCCGTACTTGAGTTGTAGTACCCCTCATATCCATTGAAGAAAGCCTTGTGTGAATCATTCATTTAAAAAATACAACATTATTTTAATAAGTCAGGATGGGTCTCTCAATTATCATGGGGAACATGTTTTCAGGTAAGACGTCTGAACTTATTCGAAGGTTGAAGCGACTCAAAGTTCTGGGGAAGCGGATTGTGGTCGTAAATTCTGCGAAAGATACACGATCCCCCGATGAAGTCCTCAAGACCCACGATAACGTGAAGTTTGATTGTCGTAAAGTATTTAACTTATATGAACTCTTAGGAAAGCGTGATTTTGAGGATTCTGATGTTGTCGCGATCGATGAAGCACAGTTTTATCCTGACCTTAAAAGGTTTATCACGACTTGTCTAGATATGGGGAAGGATGTCATCATCGCAGGTCTCGATGGTGATGCGTTTCAAAGGAAATGGGGAGAACTTCTCGAGTGTATCCCAATTGCTAGTGAAGTTACAAAGTTGTCAGCACTATGTATGTACTGTCGACAAGAGACCCCTGGTCCATTCACAAAGAGGATAGTGAAAAATACAGAACTCGAACTCATCGGTGGGAGTGATATGTATGTCGCTGTATGTCAGAAACATCTATGAACATCCAAAATCAAAACAACTCGCCTACCGTCATCTGTCTTCGTGAGTTCATGATATCGTGCGTGATCAAAGAGGATATCTTCACCCTCTCTGTGTACGTGGGGTCCTTTCTCAGTATAGAGTGTACAATCACCACCACCCTCTATAGTAAGATGATATCGAAGTAAAAGGTTTGTCTCTGCACGATGAGGCGCAATCTTCATCGGCCCATCAACAACGGCGAATAGTGCAGTCTCTTTGTTTATACAAGGAATCTGGTCGATGAGACTTTTTAAAAGTGGGAAACTTTCTGCTTTGTAGAAGTAGTACCTCTCATTCTTCTCAAACCATGGATCAAGATCATGAAAGTATTTTTTCTCAAGTTTCTTGGAAACTTTCCCAAACTCCTTTTGAATCTTTCGAAAATGAAACTTTATGAGCCATAGACCTGGATGGTCTCTCACTGAATAGGTCGAAGACCAGTTGAGTATATCGATGATCGAGTTTCGCATACCCACCAGGGGTCTTCGTGGATTCTGAAAATACAGGCGGTCGATTGGTGCCTTCAGATAATCGTGAAGCACCAAACCTATAGGAACCAATACCAGTGGCCACATTATTTTCTCCGTAGATAATAAAAATGCCCGGATACGGTGGACCAATGGAAAAGTATGCCCCCGCCCCTGTCGAAGAAGTTGAAACTGTCGAGAAGCGCTTCGTGATGCCCAAGATGCCCGCTGTCACAATTGTCCAGATCATGCTCGTCGCGACCATCGCTGCGTACGCCTGGACTGCTCGTAAGATGAACGGTGTCGTCATCTCCAGTCTCGCGCTCACCGTGGGTCTCCTCCATGTGTACGATCACATGTACCGTGTGAAGCGTGGCCCCGAGCAACTCTTCTTCCTCCCCAAGAAGGAAGCCTATGGGTGCCAGGCGTGCAAGTAAATTATATTAGTAAAATATAAGTATGCGCGTCAAGATAATTAAAAGTCCTGATCGTAAAAAAAAGTTCAGGGCTGTCTTAGAAGACGGCAGGACTGTTGACTTTGGTGCCAGCGGATATTCCGATTACACCAAACACAAGAATCCTTCACGTATGCGTTCCTATGTACTCAGACACGGTGGTCGAGTACCCAAGAGGACAATAGCAGAGAGAGATCCAGAACGGATCCATAAAATGATGCTCGATGTGACATCGAGTGATAAAGAAGATTGGAAGATGAGGGGTATCGACAGGGCTGGTTTCTGGTCCCGTTGGTACCTCTGGGGTCATCCGTCATTTGAGGGTGCTAAAAAGATCATTTCTAAGAAGTTTAGGGTTTCTTTTGACAGAATTCCCTAGCGGCTATTTCAACGTAGTTTATCGCCGGCCCCAATGGTTCCATTGCTTCTTCTAATATAGTTCCAGGTTTTTTCATACCTCCAATAGTGAGGATTTTACCTGGTTCGTTATAAGGAGGAGTGGTTCTAGCAGCTTTGACTTTCTCAGCAGCAGCACAAAATGATGCAACTCCACCTGGATTGGTTTTACGAATCTCCTCCACTATTAACTTATTTTCTTGGTCTGAGTTCTTACCACTACGTTTCTCATAGAAATTGTTAATAAATGTTTTCTGACTGATTAGATCATCAATTCCTGTCACTTTCCTGAAATGTGGCCCTGTTCTGGGAATCAGGCCAGTGAAGAAGACTGTGGCTGAAGAGGATGATGAACAACACGAACAAAAACACATCATGAAAAGTATTGTAGCCGATTTCATTTGATTCTATTTTATACCAATAATTTTTTTCAATATCATTGAGATGGTCTCGGGCATAATGACATAACCGTGAAAAGATCATCCTTAGTTATACCATCTGTTAACCAGTCCCACGTCAATTCCTTAGCTGTTTTTATACCTCCGGTTGTTAATATATTGAAAGGTCCAGGTCCATTATAGGGACTATCTTTCTCTTTAGTTCTGAGTTCCTGTAACGCACCGCAGAAATTTTTAATGTCATTTGGGTTAGTTTTACGAAGTTCTTCAAGTTTCGCAGTCCTTGCCCTTGCGTTTGGCTCACCATCGGTGATTTTTTTAGCAAGCTCTAAAAGTGGAATGTGGAGTTTGAGTTTACCCGTCCCCGTCACTTTCCTGAAATGTGGACCTGTACTAGGTATCAAACCAGCGAAGAAGGCGGCGGCTGAAGAAGATGATGAACAACACGAACAACATGAGCATAAAAACATCAAGAGAAATAACGTTTTCGATTTCATACTTCTATACATTTATCACATATTTAATTTTGCGAGTTCCAAAGCACGTTTCACAAACGCCTTATCCCGTTTAATCTTAGGATCCGCGGCAATAAGACGCAACAATGTAGCAGTAGGGATCTTGGGAATGTT